CGTCTACCGGGACATCTACTCGTCTGTCGGCACCCCCGGCACCACGCCAACCACCACGCTGACCTATCTTCAGGCCGGTGTGAAGTTGACGGACCTCTCGACCCCGCTGCGGGGCCGCGTGGCGGTGTTGGACCCGCTGGCGATGAGCACGCTGGCGAACACCACCTCCTCACTCTTCAACCCCACAGCCGTCATCTCCGAGAACTACGAAGAGGGCATGTTTGGTCGGAAGCAGTTGGGCGTGGACAAGTGGCTGCAAGACCCGGTGCGACCGACGCACACGACTGGCACCTTCACGGCGTCCACTCCACTCGTCAACGGCGCAAGCCAGACGGGGAGCACCCTCAACACCAATGGCTGGGCGAGCGGGGCGGCCACACTCAACAAGGGCGACATTTTCACCGTCGCGGGTGTGAATTCCGTCAATCCGCTGTCGTATTCGTCCACGGGACGGTTGCAGCAGTTTGTTGTGACGGCGACCACCTCTGATGCGTCGGGCGCGATGGCGACGTTGCCGATCAGCCCGTCGATCATCACCTCTGGACAGCTTCAGACGGTGGATGCCTCCCCGGCTAATGACGCGGTGATCACCGTCCTGGGAGCCACGGCGGCAGCGAGTGGCACCTTGGCGACGACATCGAGTCCGCAGTCGTTTGTCTATCACCCCGACGCCTTCGCTTTCGTGATGGCTGACTTGATGAAGCCCGGTGCGGGCGCAGAGTCCACCACTGTGCGGAGCAAGTCGCTCGGATTTTCCATTCGGATGGTTGAGCAGTACCAGATCGGTACAGACCAGAATCCCAGCAGGCTGGACATTCTGATCGGCGCGGCCACCATTCAGGCGCGACTGGCTTCGCGGGTCTGGGGTTAATCATGGCACTGGCATATACCACACTCAGTTCTGCCGTAGCGGTCACGGACAATGAAATCGTCGTCGCCTCGGCCACGTCGGTGTCGGCGGGACGCTTGGTCCTCGTCGATGGCGAGTTCATGCAGGTGCTCCAGAGTTACACCAGCGGCACGACCGTTGGTGTAACGCGGGGGCAGAATGGAAGAGTCACGGCGGCACACGCGGCCTCGGCTCTTGTTTCGCATGGGGAGGCGTCCGACTTCACCGTCGCCGCACCGGGCAGCGCGGTCTTGATTCCTGGCGTGATGACGAATACGACGACCTCGTATTCGGCGGCAGGGGCTGTCGCTTTTGGCGTGGCCAATTGGACGGTGGCGATCCTGAACGGAACCGGCGCATTGGCAATGACGCTGGCCGACCCTGACGGGAGCCAGGACGGGATCTACCTCAACATCATCGCGAATGGCAAAGCGGCGCATACGATCACGTATACCGCCGGTTTGGGTGATGCAGGGTCTGGCTACGATGTCTTGACCTTCGATGGCAGCGGGCAGTGCGCCGTGTTGCTGGTCGCTGCGAACAGTAGCTGGGTGCCAGCGTCGTCTCCGATGAGCGGCACGCTGACGGCCATCGACGTGGCGGTCGCGTAGTACTAACGATGGGGAGGCGGCCTCTCGCCGTCTCCTCTTTTCCTTTGAGGATCTATGTCGATCATCCACAATCCCGATAGCGAGTATTCGCGAGAGCTTGAGAAGTGGAACACCCAGAAGCGCCACGGCGGGTTTGGCGCGGACGGCTATGAAGAGTTTCCGAAGATGGTCTATCAGGCCAGAGCACGCGACAACGGCAAAGTCATGTGCGGCGATCCGCTGGCGGCTGTCGGCGATGCGGTCGGCGAAGCCTTCTCGCGCTCATGCCAGAAGATCGTGCAGAACCAGGACGAAGTGGATGTCTCGGTGAAGCAGGGCTGGTATGCCACGCCGACAGAGGCGATGGACGGGTATGAGAAGACCCAGAAGTCCATGGCTGACATTGCCGCGATGCGCCACTTCAGCGACACGCGCATGAGCGACCTCGCACAGCGCGAAGCCAAGGTGGCCGATGACGCCACGCATGTGCATCTGCCCTCCATCCCGGCCAAGCGGAAGCGCGGTCGTCCGAAGAGAGTCGTGGTCCCCAACTAATGGCAGAATCGAGTGGCACCTACAATCGAGCGGTCGTCGCCACGAAGAGTGACACGGTCAACTTCGATGGCAGCACCTACGCCGCGAATGCGAGCACGAAGGCCATTACCGCAGACGCGATCTTCGTGGGTGGCGCAGGCGTGGTCGTGGCGGTTTTTCCCGATGGCAGTATCGCGCCATTCACGGTGTTGGCTGGGACAATGCTTCCACTCAGGTGCATCCGCATCAATAGCACCAACACGACGGCGACACTCATGAACGCGATGTATCAGATCTAAGTCCCATGACTGTCACGGAGCTCATTACCGGCGCATTGCAAGATCTGCGCGTCATCCAAAGCGGAGAAGTGGTCTCGGCAGACGATGCGGCACTTGGCTTGTCGCGTTTGAATGATTGGATTAATACGCTGGCAACAGAGCGGTTAAGCGTGTATACCCTTACGCGCACTGTGTGGACCCTCGTTTCTGGAACGGGTTCCTACACGATTGGAACAGGGGCGACTGTTAATATCGCACGGCCCACAGGTCCGTTAGCGATTGAAAATATCGGGTTTCAGGATACCGCGCCCGATACGACCATTGAATACAATCTCGGGCCTCCACTCACGGAAGATGCGTATGATGCCATCGCGCAGAAGACGCTCACCTCGACCTTTCCGCAGGTCTGGTACTACAACCCTACATACGATGCTAGTGGCTATGGCGTCTTAATTCCTTACCCGATCCCGACCAGCACTACGCTCGAGGGTGTCATCTACTCACTGACACCTGTACCTGAGTTTGCAGCGGTCTCTGATACGGTGGCACTTCCGCCAGGGTATCGGCGGTTTCTACGAACAGGATTGGCGCTCGAGCTCTCTTCAGCGTTTGATGCTGGCATTACGCCGGCGTTGCAAGTGGCCGCGATGGAAAGCAAGGCTGATGTAAAGCGAGCGAATATGCGTCTCTCTGATATGTCGTCCGGCGTAGCAGGGACGCTCTTCGGCGGTGCGGGATGGCCCTATAACATCTATTCGGATACCTAATGCTGTATCCCGGCTTTATCTCAGGGTCGTTTGCCTTGCAAAGCCCAATGGCCGATATAGAGCGCACGGTCAATTGGTATCCAGAACGCATTAATCAAGGCGCGGTTCCGTGGGGGGCCGCGCTCTATCCGTGTCCTGGTCAGTCAACATTCTTGACGGTGCCAGAGGTCAATACGCGGGCGTTGTTTTCGATGGCCGGGCGAGTCCATGCGGTTGTCGGGCCCACACTCTACGAGATATTCGACACAGCGACGGCCACGAGTCGCGGCACTGTCGTGCAGGACTCGAATCCCGCTTCGATTGCCTCGAACGGCGACGGCGGCGACGAGCTCCTTATTGCCAGTGGGACGAATGGCTACTTGCTCAATCTCTCCACGAACGGCGTCTCCACGGTCTTGACTGGAGATTGCGTGATGGCCGGAATGATTGATGGCTATTTCCTCGCCTTTAACACCGCCACCTCAAAGTTCCGCATCAGTGAATTAAACGATGGCACAACCTGGGATGCCACCCAGTTTGCCCAGCGCAGTATCGCACCAGATCCGTGGCGGGCTATGGTGATTGATGGGAGCCGGCAGATTTGGCTCATTGGGGAACAGACAGGAGAGGTCTGGTATGACGCCGGCACGAGCCCGTTTCCTTTCGCTCCCGTCCCTGGGGCCGTCTTTAGTTATGGCACCCCCGCACCCTGGTCCGTCAAGCTCGTAGGGGACACGATGTGTTGGCTGTCTCGAACAGCCGATGGGGCGGGCATGGTCGTCAGCGCCCAAGGCCCAAACCCTGTACGTATTAGCACGCACGCTGTTGAGACGGCCATTGCAGGGTATGAGCGCACCTCAAAGATTACCGATGCTGAAGCCGTGGTCTACTCAGCCGAAGGCCATATTTTCTATTGCCTGACATTCCCGAGTGCAAATGCCACATGGGTATATGACCTGGTGAGCGGGATATGGCATGAGCGTGGAGTATGGGATTCTTCAGATGGAGACTTTGGTATCTGGGGACCGCGGAGCCATGCCTATGGATTCTCTAAGCACTTAGTCGGCGATCGAAGCAGCGGATTGCTATGCGTGATGGACAACACCACCACAACCGAATGTGATGGGTCAGTCATCCGGCGCGTACGTACTCCTCCACCTTTATGGCGTAACCCAGACGTGCGCCGCATGTTTGTCAGTCGGTTCGAATTGATGATGGAGGTCGGCCTGGGTAACTCGAGTGGTGCCGGCGTCGATCCGAGCGTCATGCTGCAATCCTCGATCAATACGAAGACCTGGTCTGACGAACGCACGGCCGGTGCGGGGAAACAGGGCGCCTATGGCGTGCATGTCGTCTGGACGCGCTTGCCTTCGAGCACGCAGTGTTGGGTCCCAAGCATCACAGTGAGCGACCCGATCCCGTGGAGATTGGTGGGCGCGGAAGTCGAGGGACGTGGCTTCTGGAGGAGCGGCTGATGTCGTCAGTCCTCGCGCCTATACCAGAATTTGTCGTAGAACGTCCCGTCTCGGACGACCGTATCAGTGGGCGCGTTACCCACGCAATGCGGTATTGGTTACTGTCATTGACGGGACGTGTTGATAACACCCCGGAACGCCTGGGCACCGTCGAGAAAACAACGCAAGCAGCCTCGCTGAGTGCCACGGCTATTGCAGTGCCGTCGATTGCGCCAGGTGTCTACCGCCTCTCGGCGGCGGCCCGTATTACACGGGCGGCCTCGAGCTCTAGCTCATTAACGATTACGTTTGGATGGACTCAGGTCGTGGCCTGTACCGATAGTAGTGCTGCGATGACTGGCAATACGATCGCCACGACAGGAAGCCTCGTGGCCATCGTGCGGGCTGACCAGGCCACAAACCTCACGTATGCCACGACGTACGCATCGAGCGGCGCGACAGCTATGCAGTACCGGCTAGATATATGCGTGGAGCAACTCGTATGACGTGGGTCACGACCGGCGAAATTTCTCCAGTGTCAGAGCGCACATGAGTGACTGAATTGCGCAGAGACTGTTATATAGTTTTGATAGTGCAGTGGCCATGCCGCCAGTGAAATCAGAGGAAAATCCAATGTTAGCAGCTCTTGCACCTTATCTTATCCAGGGCGGAGTAAGCCTGTTTAATAGTCTGTCTAACCGAGGTGCGTCTGGGAAGGCGGCGAATCAACAAGCCTCTGCGAGCCGTGAGGCGGCCGAGATCCAGGCAAGAACAGCACGGGAGGCACTGGAGTATACGAAGGGCCAGTCGCGGTGGCTCCGTCAGCAATCAGAAGTTAATCGCGAGGCCAATTTCAATCAATGGTTGGCGGACCAGAAAAACGTCGAATTGCAGGGCTGGGACACAGCCGTCAACCAGCGCGGCGAGACAGCAGCAGGGCGCCGAAACATATACGACCAGGGTATTGCACAAGGACGCAATACCTATGACCGGTGGGAGGGCCAGCAACAGCGACTGGGCAATATCGGACAACTCACAGGAGCTGCGCCGAGACAGATCGCCGGCTTGCATGAGGCCGCCTACACGGAGATGGACCCCTTGCAGCGCACTGCGCGGGCCTATCCTGGATATATCCCCGGATCGACAGAGATTCCCCCAGACCCAGCTATCGAGGCCATGACCGAGGAGCAGCAGCGGGCGACTGCCTTGACGGATCTCGCTATGCGGGAGGCGGCCGCGAGAAATGGTGTGAGCCCTGAAGAGTATAGTGCCTGGCAAGGAACGGAAGAATACGACCGGCTCATGGGGGCTGGGGGTTAGCAGTGTCTACTGGGACGACCGTGGCGAACCCTCCCGTGCCGGCCGATACATTGCCGGTTGCTCTCGCAGATCGGAATCTCGGTGGGCGTCCAGCGGGTCTCAAAGTGGGGATGCGCCTCAAGGATGGCACTATTTTCGGTCCCTACAAGCCTACGGTAGAGAAAGAGGAGTTACTGCGCCTCTGGAAAGAAAACATGGCTGCGCACATGCCCGCGATTATTGCGTCGCAGATTCTGTCGGCCGTAGGACAGACTCATTTGCAGATTCGTGATAAGTCGGGTCGCTGGGCGCATGTCACTGATCCAGAGAAGGCATCTGAAGCACTAAATCGCGGAGAGAAGCACTACCGCTTGACGAGCGTGAGTCCCAATACACAAGCCTTGGCTCAGATCATGGACCGAATGTTCGGGTCGCCCAAGCAATCAATTGAGATAGACGTGCAGCCCACGACGAATTTATCTGATACCGAGTTAGTCGAAGGATTAAATGTGTTGCTGAGTAAGTTGCAGTATTCAGCTCAAGGGGAAATCTAATGTCACAAAGGCCGCGTACCGCGCATGAAGAAGCGATGGAGGACTGGTTTCGTGGTGGAAGCCAAGGGCCACCGCCAAAAGAGGAAGACTATCCAGACACGGACATTCCCGGTCCTCCTATAAGCACAGACAGCGAAGAACCCAAGTACGAAAACCCTTTTGGATCAGAAGAGGGGGTTCAGTCACCGACCGATGCCGGCGTCCATGCCATGATCGAGCGCGACAAGGGCGACTGGTTAAATAATTTACGGACACACGCCTCGGGATTCAGCGAATCTGGCGAGGGGTCTAACTGGGAAGATGTAGCCCAGGATGAGTTGGATGGGGCTATCCGGCAGATGCAATATGCCGACAATGCCGGAACAGACCCACAGCGATGGCTCGATGAAGCCAAAGCGAGAATCACCAGACGCATCCAAGCTGACGATACAGGCGATGACTCAGGCAGCAACGACGGTAGAGGAAACCAGTCGGGCAACAGCAGAGGAAACCAGTCGGGCAACAGCAGAGGAAACCAGTCGGGCAACATGGGGCAGATGCTAGGGCCCAACAGGAATCGGGAAGGGTATACCCAGGCGCCAACTAACTCGCTGGGCCGTCCAACGAGTATCATTGGCAATTTCGAGGGCGCAAGTCCGGCGGTACCGCAAGTGGACCCGTATGGGCCAACGGCTCCGTATGCGGCCCAGACCCCTATG